AGAAAAAACTATTAAAGCGGATTATGAATATTCGCGTGATACATATTATGAGTTGATAGAAAAAGGTCGGGAGTCATTAGACTTGATGATTGAAGTTGCGCGTGAGAGTGAACACCCTCGTGCCTTCGAAGTCCTATCAAATATGATAAAAGGTATCGCAGATGTAAATGACAAGTTGATGGACTTGAATAAGAAGAACAAGGACATCAATAAAGAAGAGGTTGTTCAGGATGCCAAGACGGTAACTAACAATCTTTTTGTGGGAACAACAACAGACCTACAGAGACTGATACAGAATGAAAGTAAAGTGATAGATGTTGAACCAGAGGAATGATACTTACCTCGGTAACATAAATGTTAAACGAGATGGTGTCCAACATAATTTTACAGAAGAAGAAGTAAAAGAATACGTCAGGTGTTCTAAAGACCCTGTTTACTTCTGTAAGAAATATCTTAAAGTAATATCCCTTGATGAAGGACTAGTCCCTTTTGACTTGTATCCATACCAAGAGAAGATGTTCGAACACTTCAATAATAATCGTTTCTCTATCGTACTTGCCTGTAGACAAAGTGGTAAGTCAATCAGTTCAGTCGGATACATATTATGGTATGCTTGTTTTCATAGTGAGAAGACTATTGCGATACTTGCAAACAAAGGTGCGACTGCAAGAGAGATGTTGTCACGGGTCACACTTATGTTAGAGAACCTACCTTTCTTTCTTCAAACAGGATGTAAGGCACTCAACAAAGGTTCGATAGAGTTCAGTAATAACTCTCGTATCATTGCGAGTGCGACGAGTGGTAGTTCAATTCGTGGTATGTCAGTGAACCTATTGTTCCTAGACGAATTTGCGTTTGTGGAAAGAGCAAACGAGTTCTATACTTCTACCTATCCTGTTGTATCTGCGGGTAAGGATACTAAGGTTATCATTACCTCTACCGCAAATGGTATTGGTAATACATATCATAAGATATGGGAAGGTGCGGTACAGAAGACAAATGAGTTTATTCCGTTTACCGTAAACTGGCATGATGTTCCTGGACGAGATGAGGAATGGAAACGTCAGACAATCGCGAACACTTCCAAACTTCAGTTTGACCAAGAGTTTGGTAACACCTTCTTTGGTACAGGTGATACTCTCATCAATGCCGAGACATTGTTGTCATTCCGCGCAAAACCACCTAAACGATATGCCGAAGGTGGCGACCTATTGGTCTATGAAGAACCCGTCAATGGTCACGAATACATCATGACCGTTGATGTGGCGAAAGGAAGGGGTCAGGACTTTTCTACCTTTACGGTAATCGACATTAGCAAAAGACCTTTTTCTCAGGTTGCTGTTTATCGCAATAATAATATATCTCCATTTCTCTTCCCTACACTTATATATAAGTATGGTAAACTCTACAATGACGCATATGTTGTGGTAGAGTCAAATGACCAAGGTACAGTAGTTTGTAATGGTTTGTATCAGGATATGGAATACGACAACATTCATTTGGAGAGTGTTATCAAAGCAGACCGTATCGGGATTGAGATGAATAGAAAGGTGAAGAGACTTGGGTGTACTGCAATCAAAGATATCCTTGAACACAAGAAACTAGAGATAGTAGACGAAAACACTATACTAGAGATATCTACATTCACATCAAGAAAGAACTCATATGCCGCGTCAGATGGCAACCACGATGACTTGATGATGAACCTCGTGATGTTTGGTTACTTTGTATCAACCCAATACTTCTCAGATATGACAGATATAAATCTAAAGGAGATGATGTTTGCAAAGAGAATGAAAGCAATAGAAGATGATATACCTGCTGTAGGGTTTATTGATGATGGACTTGATGATACGCCACAAGGAGAAAAACCCAACTCTATATGGCAAACTGTAGATGAATGGTAATAATCTATAATATATTGTTTGTATAAATAGAAGTATTGAAACAAAAAACGTATTATGATTAACTTATAATTAGATAACTATAAAGGAAAAGTAATGGCACTTTTTACACCCTCTGCTTCCCCTGCTGTAACAGTTAAAGAAATTGACCTAACGGGAACTGTCCCTAATGTTCAAACTTCAACTGGTGCAATAGTCGGGAATTTCGGATGGGGTCCAGTTGGCGAAGCAAAACTAGTCTCAGATGAGAATGGTCTTGTTACTGCATTTTCTGCACCCACCGACGATAATGCTGTAGATTTTCATTCTGCCGCATATTTCCTACGATATTCTAACTCACTGTTTGTTGTTCGTGAACAAGACTCAGATGCAAAGAATGCCGTAGCAAACCACAGTACATTAGGTACTCTCACAACTCAAGCACTAAACACCCTAGACGCATTTGAAAATGCAACGATTGATTCATCGGATGGTGTTTTCCTTGCGAAATATCCAGGAGTATTAGGAAACTCATTAAAAGTTTCTATGATTGGTACTCACTCAGACAGTAGTACAAAAGCATTTGATGCATGGGCATATAAGTCAAACTTTGACGCAAAACCTGCAACTTCATCTTTCGTATCCAACTTAGGTGGTAAGAACGACGAAGTTCATATTGCAGTCATTGACGAAGATGGTCTTATTTCAGGAACTGCTAACACAGTACTTGAAACATTCCCATTTGTATCAGTTGCAAAGAACGCAAAGAACTCAGAAGGTTCATCAATATACTTTAAAGATGTATTGAAGAATCAGTCTCAGTGGGTCTATGCAGGTGTTGGACATAGAATCGGTAGTGCATCTGTTGATTCATCAGACTTCATCGGTGCTCAATGGGGCAATAATGCCACAACAGGCGCAGAAGACTTTGCCGCATCATTCCCTGCAGAACTTGCACAATCTGATTGGTCACTTAAAGGTGGCGTAACATCTTCCTCATTAGGAACAGACGATGTTCTTCGTGGGTACGACAAGTTCGAAGATGTAGACAACATTGAAGTAGACTTCTTGATTGCTCCACAATCAGTATCAACAGCAGACGCAACAACAGTTGTGAATGACCTTGTCGCTTCCGCAGAAGCACGTAAAGATTGTGTTGCAGTAGCATCACCTTCACGTACTGCAGTTGTAACAACAGGTACAAATGCCGCAGTTCTCGCATGTAACAATACATACACCAAGTCAACTTACTTCGTACAAGACAATAACTTCTTAAAAGTATATGACAAGTATAACGATAAGTATATCAAGATACCCGCCGCATCATCAACGGCAGGACTTATGGCGGCAACAGACTTAGTTGCGGCACGTTGGTTCTCACCCGCTGGTTCAAGACGTGGTAGATATCTTGGAATAACAGATATTGTTCTTTCTCCTACAAAGGCAGAAAGAGATGCGTTATACAAAGTAGGTATCAACCCAATAGCAAACATTCCTGCAGAAGGAGTTATTCTATTCGGTGATAAAACAAATGCTTCAAGACCAACAGCATTCGACAGAATAAATGTTCGTAGATTGTTCTTGGGTATAGAACGCGCAATAGGTGCGGCAGGAAGAAACTTAATGTTTGAATTCAATGACGAGTTTACTCGTGCAGAGTTCGTGAACATTGTAGAACCATTCCTACGCGAGATTAAAGGTCGTCGTGGCATAACGGATTTCCGTGTACTATGTGATGCAACCAACAATCCTCCTAGTGTCGTTGAAGCAAACAAATTCGTAGCAAGCATCTTCGTTAAACCCGCACACTCAATCAACTATGTAACACTTAACTTTGTTGCTGTTAGAACAGGTGTCGAGTTTGAAGAAGTCGTTGGTACGGTTTAAGGAGATATAGACAATGGCAATATTAGGCGTAGATGACTTTAAGTCCAAACTCAGAGGTGGGGGTGCAAGACCCAATCTCTTCAAAGCAACTGTTAACTTTCCTGCATATGCGGGTGGTGATGTAGAACTCACTTCCTTCTTATGTAAGTCTGCTCAACTTCCTGCTTCAACAATAGCGGCACTTGCTGTTCCATTCCGTGGTAGAACACTACAGATGGCAGGAGACCGAACATTCGAACCTTGGTCACCAACTATCATTAACGATACAGATTTCTCAATCCGTAACGCAATGGAAAGATGGATGAACGGTATGAATGGTCACTCTGCTAACACAGGTATCACAAACCCTGTTGATTATCAAGCAGACCTTATTGTTGAACAGTTAGATAAAGACGGTTCTACTTTGAAGACATACAACTTCAGAGGTTGTTTCCCAACAAGTGTATCAGCAATCGACCTTTCGTATGAAACGAATGACGCGATTGAAGAGTTCACTGTTGAATTCCAAATCCAGTATTGGGAATCAGGAACAACTTCTTAATTAGTTATAGTTAATCTGATTATAAGTATATGAATAGGGACGGGGTTATTCCCCGTCTCTTATACCGAAGGGAACTTAGAAATAGGAAAATATAATGGCAGACGACAATAGTATTTTAAAACTATTTGGATTTGAACTCAAAAGAGCAAAATCAAATCTAGAAAATGACAAAGATAAGAAACTAGAAAAACTCCGTTCTGTAGTTGCACCTGTCGATGATGATGGTGCGGGTTACATAACTGCGTCTGGTTCACATTACGGTCAATACATTGACATGGATGGTGGACAGGCAAAAGACAATCATCAGTTAGTGATGAAATATAGAGGTGTTGCATCTCACCCAGAAGTAGATGCCGCGATTGAAGACATCGTGAATGAATCAATAGTAGGTAGTGAACTTGAATCACCCGTTTCACTAAACCTAGACAAGATAGAAACTTCCGATAAAATCAAACAAGAGATTAACGACGAGTTTATGAGTATATGTTCTATGTTGAAGTTCAACGATTTAGGACACGACATATTCCGTTCATTCTATATTGATGGTCGTTGTTACTTCCATCTTATTGTAGACGAAAAGAATCTGAAGTTAGGTATACAAGAGATAAGACCTATCGACTCATCAAAGATAAGAAAAGTAAAAGAAGTCAAGTACAAGAAAGACCCCGCAACAAACGCGAAGATTGTTGAGAAAGTAAATGAATTTTATGTATTCCAAGAACGGTCAGGTGGTACTCAGGGTGTAAGACTTTCTCCCGACTCAATATCCTATGTGACATCAGGGTTACTTGACCCAAGTAAGAGACAGGTTGTATCTTATTTACATAAGGCACTGAAACCAATCAATCAACTTCGTATGTTAGAAGATAGTCTTGTTATCTATCGTCTTGCACGCGCACCCGAAAGACGCATATTCTATATTGATGTAGGTAATATGCCGCGTAATAAATCAGAAGCATATATGAAAGACATAATGTCTCGTTATAGAAACAAGTTAGTCTATGATGCGAATACAGGTAATCTGAAGGATGACCGTAAGCATATGTCTATGCTAGAAGATTTCTGGTTACCAAGACGAGAAGGTGGTAGAGGTACAGAGATTACTACACTTCCAGGTGGAGAGAACCTCGGACAGATTGATGACATCATATACTTCCAGAAGAGGATGTATAGGTCATTGAATGTTCCACTAAACAGACTAGAGCAAGAGAGTCAGTTCTCCCTTGGTAGGTCTACAGAGATTAATCGTGATGAAGTCAAGTTCCAAAAGTTTATTGACAGATTGCGTAAGAGATTTTCAATGTTGTTCACGGGTATATTGAAGAAGCAACTTCTTCTTAAAAACCTCATAACAGAACAGGATTGGGAAAGTTGGAAGAACAATATTCAAGTTGACTTCCAAAGAGATAACCATTTCACCGAGTTAAAGAATGCAGAAGTATTACAAAATCGTATACAAGTTCTTGACCAAGTGACACAATATGTTGGAGAGTACTTCTCTCGTGAATGGGTTATGAAGAATGTCATGATGATGAATGATGACGATATTAAAGAAATGAAAGACCAAGTCGAAGGCGAGAATGCCGTAAAAGACGAAGATGAGGAATAAAAATGAGTAATGAAGCATTAGCACAACTAATAGACCATATAGGTGATGGTGAACTAAATAAGGCACAAGATGCATTTATGTCTATATTGCAAGATAAACAGGCAGGTGCATTAGAGTCACAGAGGATATCTGTAGCAGGACAAATCTTCAATGGAGAGGTTCCAGATGCCGAAATGGAGATATCTGACGAAGAAATAGTCGCAGAAATAGAATAAAATAGTTAATTTTATAAAAATAAATTTGTATAAATAGAAGTATGAAAACTTATAAAAACCTCATAACAGAACTTGCGGGTCGTAAACCAGAAGGAAAGGTTGTCTTCAAAAAGACAATCAAGAAGATTCCTGTACTTGTGACTCAAGGAAAAGATAGTTTTGTTGCGTATGTTGATGGTGACCATTTAGACCACTATGATACTTTGAACGACGCAAAGAAGGCAATCGATAAAGTCATAAAGGAATTGACCTAATGAAGTTAATTACAGAATTTACAGAGAACGAAACACTAAAGTGTCTCGTAGAGAAAAAAGAAGATGGCGAAAAGAAATACGTTATAGAAGGCGTTTTCGCACAAGCAGATAAAAAGAATAGAAACGGACGAGTTTACCCTAAACCTATTATGGAAAAGGCAGTAAACAAGTACGTTACAGAACAGGTTAACAAGAAGAGGGCAGTCGGTGAGTTAAATCATCCCGAAGGTCCAACTGTTAACTTGGATAAAGTTTCTCACTTAATCACTGACCTCAAGTTAGAGGGAATTGATGTAGTAGGAAAGGCACAAATATTGGATACTCCAATGGGTAAGATTGTGAAAGGTCTTCTCGATGGTGGTGTACAACTAGGTGTGTCAACTCGTGGTATGGGTAGTCTTGAGAACAAGAATGGCGCAATGGTCGTGAAAGACGACTTTATTCTTAGTACGGTTGACATCGTACAAGACCCATCAGCACCAGATGCTTTTGTTAATGGTATAATGGAAGGTGTTGATTGGATTTGGGATAACGGTGTTCTGAAACCTCAAGTAATTGAAAAAATGGAGATTGAAATTAAGAATGCTCCGAAGACGGTCTTATATGAGACTAGTGTTCGAGAGTTTAAGAATTTCCTCTCGTTACTAAAATCTAATATGTAAAGGAGTCATTATGACTGAAAAACATGAAGACCTCGACGATGTAGTAACAGACGAAATCGTTGAACAAACTCTCGAAGAAATGGATGGTAAAGCACCTGCTCCTAAAGAAGACCCCGACGCAACTTCTCCCGAAGATGCAGTGGCGTCTGTCGATAAGGTAGTAAAAGATGCTCCACCCAAAATTCAGAAAGTCCACCCAAAAACAAAAGCGGGTATGATTAGTGCAATGACTGATACAATGTTGAAAATGTCCAAAAAGGACATGGAAGAGATGTATAGCAGTTACAACGAATCAGTAGAT